TCAGATCAGTACATTGCCGGTTTAATGGCAGCTGGTGCTCTGGGTACTGTTGGCTCAGATGCTTCACCAATCACTGTTACTGCTCAGAATGCATACGAACAGTTAGTTGCTCTGAAGGTTAAACTGGATGAGCAGAATGTTCCAACTGCAGGTCGTTGGGTTGTTGTACCGGCATGGTTCCATGGCTTACTGCTGTTAGACAACAGATTCGTAGCAAATGGCACTGACAAGGGTGTTGCAGCATTACAGAATGGTTTAGTAGGTTATGCAGCTGGTTTCGAGACCCATTTATCCAACAATGTTCCGAATACAACTGATACCAAGTACAAGGTTATCGCCGGCACTAACTTCGGTTGTTCATTCGCAGAACAGATCGTTGAATTAAAGGCCTACACTCCAGAAAAGAGATTCGCTGATGCATTAAAGGGCTTAAACGTCTATGGTGCAAAGGTAGTCGAAGGCAACGCATTAGCATGCTTAACTGCTAATCATGCATAATTGGTGCTGAAATGGCATTTATTACAAATACCAAGACAGGTATAACAATTGAGTGCAGCAATAAAGATGTTATTGCTACATTGAAAAAGGATCCTGCTTACATCGTTAAGGAAGGCGTAGACCTTTCAGATATGAAGCTGGACGAATTGAAGGCAGAGGCTGTTAAAAGAGGCCTAGAAGTACCGAAAAAGGTCACTAAGGCTCAGTTAATAGCCTTACTTTCATAAGAGGAGGACGTATTGATGGAACTGTTAGATAAATTTATGAGATTAAGCGGATGCACTGATGGAGTGCTCGCAAGCGTGCTTCTTGATCAGGCAGAAGATTATATCCTTACCGAAACCAATAGAACGGTTCTTCCGTCAAGACTCGTTACAGAGCAAATCAATATTGCTCTAATATCTTATAACAGGTTAGGTATGGAGGGAGAGGCATCCAGAAATGAAGGTGGAGTATCAATCTCAATAAATGATATTCCAGAGCATACAAAAAATGTCATCTCCCTTTATCGTTTGGCAAGAGTTGGAGGCAAAGCTCATGAAAAGAGCCAGGACTAAACAACTTAGTACAGTTTTTCTTAGATCAAGAACAAGTGTCAAAGACAGTGAAGGCGTAGTTACGGCTTTGTATGGTACACCTCAAGAGTTTAAAGCAGATATTGCTTCTAATACGGGAGTAGTACAAGCAATGAGCTATGGCGAAAGAGCGCAGTATATGAGGACTCTCACAGTATGGGATGATATCTCTTTGTCTGAAGGTGATGGCATCTGTATCAAAGCAGGTGGAAATGAAGAACCAGACTATAGCATTGTTGCAATTCATTACTATACATACTTTAGGACAATAGATGTAGAGAAAATATGCCGTTAATAGGATTAGAAGATTTCTATAAGACACTTGATAATCTAAAAGAAAATGCAGACAAAGTTGCTGAGCAAGCTGTTTTAGTCGGTGCTGAGAAAATTAGAGCACAAGCTGTCTTAATGACACCTATATTTACCGGTGAATTGAGGCAAAGTATTAAAACTAAATCTGAAAAAACCGGGAAAACAGTAAAAGGTATTGTATATACAAATAAAGCATATGCAGCTTATGTTGAGTTTGGCACAGGACCAAAAGGTGAAGAATCTGATCATTCAGATGTATCCCCTAATATTGCTGTTTCGTATAAACAAAAAGGTTGGTCATATCAGGATGCGGAAGGTAACTGGCATCATACTAGAGGACAACCAGCTAATCCGTTTATGTATCCAGCTGCAAGAGATAGGCAGGAGGTTGCCATGAAGGCTGTTGCAGATACTTTTGCAAAAGCAATCAAGAAAGGGTTAAAAGATGATTAATATCAAAGATCAGGTTTTTTCGTTGTTAGACGGAATAACAGATAATGTAACTGATGTGTATCCGAAAAATGCTGCATCAATGCCAGCTATCCAATACACAGAGGAAGATAACCATGTATATGAATGGACCGCTGAAGGTGAACAGAGGTCATATGTACGCTATAGAATCGATATTTGGAACATAGGAAGCACATCACTTTTAGCTTTAGAAGTAGATAAGAAACTGTCAGGATTTGGTCTACAGAGAATAGCTTGCAGCGATATTGAGGATCCTAATGGATTCAGACACAAAGTTATGAGATATGAAGCGATAATTGATGTCGATGGTTTCGGTATATATCATGCTGATTAGAAAGGAATATGAAACATGTTAGCAAATGGTGCAACATTAAAGTTTAAGCAGAATGGTGGTACAGGGGCTATGCAGGACCTTCCTGGATTAAAAGAAATCCCGGAGATTGGCATGGATCCTGAGAAAGTTGAAAACACCGTTTTAACTGATACTGTTAAGAAGTATGAAATGGGTATTGGTGATCCAGGTGATATGGTATATAAGTTTAAATACCAGAATACATCTGCTACCGATTCGTACAGACTTTTACGTACTGCTCAGGCAACAGGTAATCTGTACGATTTTGAGGAAACTGATAAAGATGGAACAAAGATTTCTTTTTCAGCCTATCCGTCAGTTAAACGTGGCGGTGGTGGAGTCAATGGAGTAATTGACTTTGACTTAAGCTTGGCATTAGCAAGCGAGATCACCATCACTGACCCTACAGATTAACAAGGAGATAAATAATGCCAAATACGGTTTTAATGGATGATGAATTAATAACAAATGAGGAACCAGAAGTTGTTGAAAAAACAAAGAAGGTTCCTTTTGCTTATTGGGTTGTCAACGGCAATGAATATAAGCTCAAACTGAAAACAAAGGAGATTACAAAAATAGAACAGCGTTTGGGAGGCAATATGCTTAGTGTTCTCAATACTAAAGACAGTATTCCTCCAATAGCAACAATGCTGTATATAACACATGCAGCAATGCAACCATGGCATCATGGAGTAACGCTTCAGGATGTTTATGATCTGTTCGACAAATATTGTGATGAAGGCGGAAGCCAGTTAGCCTTCTTTGCGGGTCCGCTCATGGATATTTACACGGTATCTGGTTTTTTTACAGAGAATCAGAACTCGGAAATGGAACAGAACCTCAAGGAAGCAAAGGCATCATTCTAGAGACCGTAACCGAATACTTGCAGGAGCTATACCCGGTTTTCTTAAGAGCTGGGTATACTCCTGATTTATTCTGGGAACTGTCTTTTGGTGAAGTCGTAGATATGATTGAGGCTCACGAAAATAAAGTGAGACTCGAGTTCAAAAAAGATGCAATTATAGCAACAAATCTTGCCAGAAATATAGGCGAATATATTGCTCTTGCTGTTGGGGGTAAGGATTCCAAGGTGACGATCACACCTCCTTGGGATCTGTATCCAGGATTATTCACAGAGGAAAAGGAAGCCTCTGAGCAGATGGTTGAAGAGGCAGCTTGGGAGGAATACAAGGCCAAGAGAGCAGGATTTGTGCAGAGATATAACGAATCATTTAGGAAGAAGGAGGTGAAATTGGATGAACAATGCAATGACGGTAGCTGAGTTACAGGTTGTTTTAACAGCCAAACTGAATGATTATCAGAAGCAGCTGGATGAAGCGAAAAAGAAGACAACTGATATGGCATCAAAGGTTGAACAGCAGACTAACAGAGTCAAGACAGCCTTATCAAAGGTCGGTGCAACGTTAAAAACTGCACTTTCAGTCGTAGCGATTACAAAGTTTGTTCAGGCAATAAACAACTGGGTCAATAAATCCATGAGCGCTGCAGCTGCATCTGATAGGCTGGCAGTAACAATGAGAAATGCGACAGATGCCAGTGATGGTCAGATTCAGGCAATAAGAGATCTGACTCAGGAATATGAAAAACTTGGTGTCGTCTCTGCAGATGCACAGCAGGCTGGTGCTCAGGAATTAGCAACATATGTAGGTCAGGCCAATTCAGTCAGAAAAATGCTTCCGGTCTTAAATGATATGGTAGCTCAGCAGTATGGCTACAATGCTACTGCTGAAGAAGCTACACAGATAGCAACCATGCTTGGCAAGGTACTGCAAGGTCAGACAGGTGCATTATCAAGATATGGTTATTACTTTGATGAGGCACAGGAAAAGCTGCTGAAATATGGTACAGAAGAGCAAAGAGTAGCAACTCTTGCCGAGGTCGTTTCTGACTCCGTAGGTGGAATGAATATGGCGTTAGGGGCAACTCCTCAGGGCCGTATAGTCCAGCTGAGAAACAATTTTGCTCAGTTAGGGGAAACAATCGGATCTTTGGTAACAAACCTTCTACAGCCTATTTTAGGGTACCTGAACCTGATTATTACCAAACTGATACAGATTATCAGCGCAGCTAATGCTTTTATTCAGACGTTTTTTGGTATATCGAATGCCGTTTCAGTGGGAACAGGAGCAATAGTAGGCGGTGCAGACAGTGCCTCAGATGC